CCTTGCCCGTCTTTGCCTTTACGGGGTTGGACGAGATCATAGCGTTTGCTCATAGCATCCTCCTTAAGCAGCTATTTGGTTAAATGGTTTTGGCGAATTGCCATCCACCACATCTACGTCTGAATAGATATGACCGGACATCCCTGCGAGTTTGAGGATTACACGGTCCTTGCCGCGCTTCTCAGCCATCGCAAATGGATAAGCATTTTTGTTGTTGGACTTTGACGCTTCACCAAATGACCATTCGGTGTGATCGCCAAGTGTACCGCTAACCAAAATGCAGACATCGCCGGGGTCGTTACGGATAATTACCGGGGCGTCGAGTTGTATGCCTTCGATAACAGCGATCTGTTCGATGTACTTGTGGTACATGACAGGTGTGCCGTGGCAGTCCCAAAGAACCTCATTTGGGTCCATGTTGTACTTTTGAAGGCGCTCACGGATTTCGTTAGTTAATCGCGGCATTTTTCTCTCCTACAATGCGGTTCCATTGACTACATAATTGGCCTGTTACATCGCTAAGAATGTCGTTTTGCCAAATGACTGATTGTTCAAAAAACTTGTCGGTAAGCTCGACTGTTGCTTCTCCAGCATCGGCATCAATTTTGATTTTTATGTATTGCATTTCTTCATCCAAAATCGGCTTCAGCTGACACGCGCAAAACGTGGACATTTGACGGTTCTTCATCTTCCAAAATGGGATTGTTAAGATGCCAAATGTCTTCTTGATCTAATGAATAAGAGGCGACTGTTTTGCCGGTGCGGGTTTGCACCATGTCGGTGTGGATGGTGAAGCCTTGTGCGCGGATGTCAGCGATCCGTGCGGCCAACCGGAAGCATTGGAATTGCTCAAGGGCGTCTAAGGCTGTGATGGACTTTCCATCTTTGAGCCATGCCAGTATTCCTTCAGTCTGGGTCATTTGCAGCCTCCCGTGGCGGAATGTACTGATTGAAAATTTGGTTAATGGTGCGGCGGTATTCCGCTTGGCTGGTGAATTGAGAAATCATCAAAGACCCAACGACGTCTTTGAGATGTTCATATTCATCCTGTTCGAGATTTACTTTGCTCATTGTCTTCCTCGGGTTTGTCTTGGAGTTCGCGTGAAATGGCGATGCCTAGATCGATCAAGACTTGATCCATTGTCTGCCCGACCTTGCCTCGGCCTGTCATAAACACCTCACAAGCCTCGCCTGTTTCGGGGTGGTAGCTGATTGTGCAGTAGTAGTTATCGACTTCCGTTGGAACACGGATAGTCGTGCAAGGGCGTCGGCTGGGCAGAGTTTTCATGCGGCCCTCACAGATACGACGCCTTTGACATTGCGTGATGCGGTAACGCCGTGGCCGATGACCTTACGGGCGTCATCTGGCACCAGATCTTTAAGTGCGGATTTGGCAGCTTTGAGCGCAGCGTCTTGGGATTGTATTTTAAGGTAGTCGTGGGCTGCGCTGGCCCAGGCATTGTTTTGATTGAAATCGTAGGACTTTAACTCACCACGAATTTCATCTGGTGGGTCTTCTGCCCATGAGTTTGGAGGCTCAATCTCCAGGGCAATGTATGTCCAAAACTCATTGGCTTTTTCCAGATATGCGGCCGCATTGTCATCGCTGTATTCGATAAACACTTGATGGTTGATGTTGGTGCCATCGATGACGGTCAGAGCAAACCGATGTATGCCAGTGGCAAGCATGTTGTTAATGCCTTGCCAGTAGTATTGCTCAATTATGTTGTCGATGTCCCACCACTTTGAGAAGCCAGCGGTGTGTTTGGCATCGACAATGAACTTGCCTTTGTCGTCGGTAGCGATTGCATCAACGAGAGCGCCGATGTGCTTGTGTTCTGGGTGTCGGATAACCTCTTTGGGAATTTTGTAAGAGGTCCAATCGTTGAGTACGGCTGACCAAGCTAGGTTGAAATGCTCGGTGACGTTGCCCAGCTGCACCTTAAAAACGTGGCTTAGATCTTCGCTTTCACCTTTGATGCGCTGGTATGCAGTAACCCAATCGCCTTCCCATATCATCTTGGCTGTAGAGCCGCCGATGTAGGTGCCTTTGGTTTTGCGCTGCTCATTTGTCAGGCCGTAGCTCTCCAGATATTGTTTGAGATGTTCGGCGGGATTTTTAATTTCAAGCATTTGCGGCTTTTCCTTTTTGGAGATATGCAATTTCGTCAACGGCTTGCATGTAACGCGGCTTGTTGAGAACGGCCTCGATGTCTTTTTTGGGCATCGCTTTCAGGACTTTGTCAGTCCATCCTAATGAGCGGAGAATGTATCGATCGCTTTCGCTGATGTTGGAGCTTTTCTTTCGCTTGGGTTTTGACTTTGTTTTTGATGGCATGATCCAACGTCGCTTTGGTTCGCGCTTTGGTTCGCGCTTTGGGACGTTGTCGGAAGGCACAAAGTCACGGCGGAGAAAGTCCGGTATTTCCAAAAGGTCATCTATATTGGACATGCGTTTATTTCCAACCAATCTCAGAACGTCTTGCGGTCTAAGACCAGATCCGCTTGTTCGATGATGGCTTTGAGGCCATGCTCATAGACGGTTTCGTGAGCGCTATGCTCTGCGATGCCTTTAATGCGTTGCAGCACTTCGAGCATATAGCTGTCGTTGACCTGCGACTTTGCAGGGTCTTGAACATAGGTCGGCTGATATTTTGCTATCATCGCATGACTCCCTTAATTTCTAGGCCATATTAGCTGCACTTACGCAGCTAGTCAACTTTGATTGATTTAGGCAAACAATCCGAAATTCGCTTAGGGCCGGATAATTTGCGCGTAGAGGCCGATCCTTGTTTTTGGGTGGTCACGTTAGGGCCGAGCCACTTTCGCGTCTCAGACAGCAAAATTTGGCGTTCTGAGAGCATTTCGTCAGCATGGCTGCAAAAATGTGCTACGCGAGGGAAATTATTGTATTCCCAGCTGCGAAAAACTTCGTCTGAAGCGCGTTCAAGTATGTCTGGCGGAAACTTTTGCAGTTCTGGCACATAAAACATGGCTATGCGTTTGTGATCTGGCGCTTCAACGCCGAGTGCGTTGGCAAGGCCACCGATTAGATTGAATACGAACTCCGGATCTGAGGGCTGAAGTAACGCTTCCAAGCGGAAGATTTCGGTTTTAACGTATTCAGTTCTTTCCTTGGGTGGCATAGTAGAAAGCACGGGCGTTTTCGATGGTGTCTGCGATGTCATCGGGGCTGTTGAGTTTGCCCGAACGAGCTTTGGCATTGTTTCGTCGCTCCTTTGACCATTTTACTTCGTTTTCTCCCCAGTTCCTTATCGCTTGTTGCGGACGCGCATACTTTTTGCCTTTGGCTTGGCAGCTGGCGATGAATGTGCGGGTGAGGGCGTCGGTGTCTAGATCCGGATGATACTTGGCAAAATAAGCAAGTGTGCTTTCGTTCATTTGAAAGTCATCAGGAATAGGAATTTCGCGTTCCTTCTTAGATATATATTCATATGGTGGTTCAAGGGGGGCCGCTGGCGAACCCCTCCCCGGTTCATTTTGAACCCCCCCCTTGGATTTCATATTGAGGTAATAGTTGTTACTCCGCTGCGACCCATTGTCTCGGTGACGGGCTTGCACAGTGATGTAACCTTGTTCGATAAGCTCGTTGAGGTTGCGCTTGATCGATGACGGCGAAAGACAGGTTTTTTCGGCCAGGTACTTTCGAGAAGGCCAAGCCAGCCCTTCGTCGTTGCAGTTGTCAGCAATAGCAACCAGAACGGCTTTAAGATTAGGTTTTAGTTGTTGTTGGAAGGCCCAATTCAAGGCTTTGACGCTCATTTCGGAACCCAGATTTGGGCATCGATCCAATAACCATTTTGGCAATTGGATATTTCGGCATCTGGAGCAATTACAATGTCGTAATCTAGCAAGTCTTCGTCTTCACATAAAAACAAGTCGCGGTAATAGTGAGTGGCGTAATTTATTATTTTTTGTTTTTCGCGTTCTTCCGCACGTGCTTGGAGAGGAAAATCGATGATGTTCATAACTCATCCTCCAGTTTTTTAACGACTAAATACGGCTTGTTATCGGCTTTGAGAATTAGCCAATCGTTATCGCCAAGCCATTGATATATCTGCTTAAAACCATCTTTACGCGCCTTGACTTCGATGCGTGTTCCGTCGCTTTCGATGTCAGGTTCGTTGTTTGGTTCGAAAGTTTGGAGTGGGGCAGTACGTCGGGCGTTGCGGCCTGAGTCTTTAAGGATGTTTACGACTTCGCGCTCAATTCGCGCACCTTTGTTTCTGCTCTTTTTGCCCACGTTTTTTGACCTCAATTACCATGTCCAGGCTTTCAGCCCAGCAATACAAAAGGAACCCACTAGGCCGACGTATTCGGGCTTCCCATTTTGCAACGAGATCTTGGTTGCACCCGATACGGTCGGCTAGAGCGTGTAGCGAGAAGCCTTGGCGCTTACGTTCTTCTGAAAGACTCGAAACAATCGCTTCGTAGTAGCGTTGTTCCGCCGTCATCTCAGCGTTGATAGCGTTGCATGTAATCTGCGACTCGCTCTGCTGGTTTGCGTCGCGGTTCGAAGCTTCCATTCGCCCACCGATAATAAGTGGAATCTGATATGCCTGCGTCTATGCAGGCTTCCTTCAGATTCCAGCCGGTTTCTTCGGCAATGTTTTCAAGCTGTTGGTAGTATGAGTATATTGCTTGTTCCATGCCTACAGGACATAGCAAACTGCGACTATGCAGTCAATGTGCTTTTGCATAAGGATTTTTTTAAAAAAACTTGCACTTTTGCAGGTATTTCATGTATAGACGCGTTTTATGGATGCAAAAGACAAGTTATCAATCTGGATGAAAGAAATTTTATCCCGAAATAAGTGGAACGCAGAGGACTGGGCGCGTTTAGCGGATACCTCTCCCACAAATATTACACGGTTTCTGTCAAAAGGTACGCACATGCCTTCATCAAGGGTTCTTGATGCGCTGGCAGACGCGGCAAATTCAGTTCCACCGCTTGGCCCGAAGCCTGGTGTTGTTGTTCAATCAATACCTTTTCGTCGTGGAGGCAAAATGTCAGATGAACGGTTTCACACGGTAACAGAATTAAGTTCGAAGGCATTTGCGGTGACACTGGAGACAGATTCCATGTCTTTGGGCGGCATGCTGCCTGGAGATATTTTGATTTGTGAGCCAGAGGACGTTGTTATTCCACGCCATGGTTTGGTTGTTGTTTTTGAAGACGAAAAAAACGGTCTTGAAGGTGATCCCGTAATTAGTGCTGGCAAATATTATCCGCCGTACATTATGCCGGCATCTTCAAACAGCGAACACAAACCAGTTCCCACAGATACCTGTGAGATTACTGGCGTTGTTGTTCAGCAGACGCGAGATTTCAGTTCCGTAATATCGCGGTAATTGTTTGTTCGTTTTCATCGATCTCGGCAATAACGGGTAATGTCGATTTGCCGTTGTCTTTGATGAAGTTCCGAAACATGGAATGGTCGATCCGAAGCATGGCTGGCTGACGCACATCGCCATCAACCAAGCCAGTGACAAGGACAGGGCTGTCGCCCTGCTCTTGCCAGTGGTTGATATAAAAGATCATGCGGCAACGGCTTCGTCATCATCCAAGTTGTCCGGCTTGTCTGTTGGGCAAAACGTTGCTTTTGCTTGCTCGTGAGAGTCGTAGATGGTGCTGGTGTTAATAGTTAATAAAGTAACGTCTAGTTTTGGCTCAAAATGCCATATATGAGTGCTGTCTTCGCCAACGTAAGCGTCGTCTACATATTGAGCAGCTGACAAGAGTTGGTAGGCGGCAAATGCGTCGTTGATGTTGTCGAACATCATCTTGCGATAACCGAATTTGACAATAAAACGGGTCGTTTCTTGCTTACAAGACATCGACAATCTCCCAATGTTTGGATTGCATTGCTTTTCGTACTTCACCTTCGCGGCGAAAGCGCGTGTTGTGGGCAGCGTCACCTTCGGTGTGCGTTTGCCAATAGGTACAAGCGTTAAATAACGCCCATTTGTTGAGGCCAAGCGCATTACCGTTTTCACGCCATAGCCCCATGAGCTTTTCCAGCTGCTTGTTGTTGGTCTTGAGTTCTTCGAGGTTGCTTGGTGCTTTTGCCAAGGTGCGCTCAAAGAATGTTTGTGCCTGGTCGTGGGATACTGGCGTTTTTACCCAAGCGTTCCATGTGTCCTGATGATTGAAAAAGGCTTCTAACGCCGTGGTGATCTTTGCCGCATGTGCAGCGACATCGATCTTGCGCGTGTGCTTGTATTTGGTGAAAGCCAGGGGATCTGGTGTGGTGCAGCCGTTTGTGCACAACAAACGTTCACCTTCGCATTGGATAATAAACGCCCAGGCTCCATCCAAGCTGGATAAAAACTCGACTTTGAACTCGACGTAATCGCCAATTGCAGGATCGCCAATATGGAATCCGACATCGGGAAAGTTGATTGTACCGCGAATCTTTTTGCCACCCTCAAGCACTTCAACGTTGATGATAAAACTTTCTGAAATGTTGGCGGCTTTGATTGCTGCTACGATAGCGTCATGGATCAGCGTATATTCTAGCGGCTTGTAGCGCTTTTTGTGGATGCCAAGAATGTATTTTGTATCTTTCCGGACGATGGCTTGGTATTCGTCTGTTTTGATTGTCCATGCAAATTCACTATTAAAGTTGTTTGCATGTTGTTCTGGGACCATTACCAAAGCACCAACCGGCATGACTTCGATAGGGAAGTCCCATGGCTGGAGAACTTCGACATCGGCCATTGTCATTACTGTGCCATCAGGCATGTTGTTTCTCCTCGTTGTTGAGTTGTTCTAGGCGTCTGATTTCAGCCAGGATGTGGTCCCGACTGCTTTCGAGTTGCAGCAAATCGTCATAGTGACGGGCGAGTTTCTCCTGCAACAATGTCTGATTTCCATCAGGCATTATACCATCCTCCTGCATTATTGCAGTCTTTTATTTAAAAAAAGGGGGATTATTTTAGTTCTTTTTGACGTTGTTTTGTCAGTTTGCCTGATATCCGGATGGCGATGAATATGGATATTGGTAGCATGACAAACAGTGCGCCGATCCCCGGCGTCATACCGGCAAAACCCATGCCGACGAATGTAACGACATTGGTTGCGGCATAAACCATGATGAATGTACCCAAGCGTGTTGATGCGTAAGGCCACCAGTGTACATGCGGTATGATTGATGCAAGTGTGCTGAGAACGTGCAGCGTCGTTTGACGCAGATTTTTCATATGTTCTGCCTCCATTTTGCTTCAGAGTGAAGGAAGCCGGGTTTTCCGTTTTGCCATCCATTGATGGTCAGCACTTGGTGTCCTAGTGCCTTTTTGAGTATCCATAGTGCGACGGTGATAATGAGTCCGCCGATGGCAGCTATCGCCATGCCACCAAGTGTGCCGTAGAACAGCATGGCTAGTCCTACGGTGGCTCCTATGTCGATGAGTAGGTCAAATGCGAGGACTTTGCGTATGTCCCCGCATTTGAACAGCATGAATAGGATACCGATGGCGCTGACAATTGCGAGTGTCAGTATCATCATGTCGATCTCCTGTTAAGCTGATACGCTGATGTCTATGTCGTAGTCGGCGTTGTTTATAGCGTCGTTTGCTTCTTCACGAGCAAGTTCTCGGACGCGGTCGTCGTTTATATCTGCCGCTTCTTCACGGGCAAGCTTTTTGACGCGGTCTTCGTCTAATTCACTGTTGAGAGGGTTGGCTTCAAGGTAAGCATCGATTGTCTCGTTGATCTTACGCTCAAGCCACAATTCAAAGGTTTGCACTAGGTTAGTCATTGTTTTCTCCTACTAGGGTTGCCAGGGGTAGAATCCGACCATGCCTACTCGGTACCATGCGGTTTTTGGTTGTCCGAATAGTCCGGTCCAGTAGACGCAGAATATGTCGCCTACCATCGATGATCGTGGTTTTTTCGTTGTGCGTAGTTCGACGCTGGGGTTGGTCGTCCAATCGTGGTTGATGTGGTTTGTCTGCTCCCACGCATACTCAAGAAAGTCTTCGACCTTCATCTTGTGTGGTGCGTGTACGATGGCGACTTCCTCAGCATGCTCCCCTGGGTCTTGGTGTAGAACCCAAGTGAACATATCTGTTCCCCTCGCTTTGCTCGGCTTGGCTCGTTCCTCGCCTTCGCTTTGTGTCCCGGCCCATGCCCATATTTTTGAGGCTGTTTTGGTCAGGGTTTTGAGTGTGTGATTGGTTATAAGTCGTGAGCTTGCGAACGTCATTGTTTGGGTCTCCAAAAAAAAAGGGTGAGAGAGACAAGCCGAAGCCTGCCCCTCCCACCGGATGAGTTAGAGAGCGTGAAGTCTTTCGAGTCGATCAGTCTGGATTTTAACGTACTCGTTGGTTGGTCGTGCGTCAGGGTTCTGTTTTTCCGATATGGATTTGTAACTGTCCCATCCGCTGACTGCGTTGAAGACTTCCAATGCGCCAAGGTAGTCGGATCGGGCGATGGCTACTTGCTCTTCCATGTCCCGTTCGTACTGTTCACGGCGGCGGCGTTTTTCAATGGGGATCTCGGTATCTCCTTCAATCGGGTTATAGGCGTTTTTGTTGAGCGTTCTCTGTAGTTGCTCAAGTGCGAAATGTTGCTGCCGATCTTTGGAATACATCAGGTTACGTGCTAGGCGGGAGGCGTTGGTGCCGAAGCGGCGTTCACCGTCATCCTCGCAATCATGACGCATGGCATATTCCATCATTTGTTCTTGGCCTACCTTGAAGTAGTCGTGGTTGATACCGAAGCCTGATCCTGCTTGTGGGTCGATTTCTACGTAGTAGTCGAAGGCTTTTTCTGCCTTGGAGGTGAGGTCGATGACTTGGACTTCTACCTCGGGGTTGACTTGGGTAATGAGTTGCATAAGTGCGTCGAGGGTTTGTTTTTGAGCGGTCATTATTTGGTACTCCGATCTTTGAGAAGGTAAAACACTGGGAAGACGATGAAGATGTAGGACCACGCTAGGCCGATAATGAAGTGTGCGAATGATAGTTCTGATATGATCCATGCGACGAGCATGAAGAATATGAGAAGTAGTAGGTTGTCTTCTTTTCCTATCCATTTGAGTGAGCGTTGAATGAAGTTTTTGAATACGTCGAATACCTTGTCGGATGGTTCGGGGATGTATAAGCGTTTCATTGTGGGTTCTCCGTCATGTATTTTTGAAACCAAATGTCTACGTGTGCTTTAGCTGCTGCGTCCTTTAATGCGTCGGGTAGAGTGGTGTTAAGCGGTCGGTTGGTGCCGGTGTAGAGGTAGCTGCTGCAAATGCAGTTGATGAGTTGTGTGCGTGTCATGTTTCCCTCCTATGACCGGTTATCGTAAGCGTCTGGTGGTTCGTCTAAGCCAAGTGCGATATGTATTACGCATTTCTCGACCCATTCTTTTGCTTCTTGTGGTGTTCGATGTATCCCGGTAGTGACGGTGAGTTTTGTGTTTTTTTCGTAAATGGTTGATGTGTACATCCCGCCGCTCGTGTCTTTGAGTTTGTGGATTTTGTATGCGAGGTCATCGCCGGTCATTTCGTCGTACATTGATGTCTGTTTCATATCTGCCTCCTATGCCAAGTGTGAGTTGATGCTGATCTCGGTGAGTCGTCTTTGTTCTTCGTTGAAATCCTCGACTTCATTGATGGGTATGACTTTTATGTCACCGTATATGTCGATGACTTGGATCGTGTCTGGTTCGATAATGTTCATTTCGATGTTGATTTGTTTTGTGGTCTTCATGTCACTCTCCTGTGTTATGTGTTTGTGTTAATCACCCTTCCCGGGCAGCGGAGAGCGGTGCGCAGTCAATAGGAGGGACAGACCAAGGAGTAAAAGAAGCCTAGCGGAGCTTTTGAACGCGTAGCGTTACCGCGTAGCGTTCCTAGCGCAGCTTGGCGACGTTACGGGCCAATAGGGTGTCTATTGTTTCCGCGACTCACAGACAGTGTGAGAGTTCATGAGGCCGCGCAGTCCAAGGGACGAGCAGGGCGACGACCTAACAGCCCAGCAAGGATTGCGGAAAGAATCGACAGCCGGTACGGGTGCTAGACCCCCTATTGACTTCGCAGCCCCAAGCGAGAGGGACCGCAGCGAAGCGGAGGGAGTGGAGCGCAGTGGGCCGAAGCCGCGACAAGCCGCTAGACTACCGATCGACCCCGTGAGGGGTTGCCAGACTCAACGTACCAAGCCGTGAATGACAAGAAGCAGGAGGCGCAGCGAAAGACGCGAAGCGTCTGAGAGTGGAGCCGATAGACTAGTGTGGGTGTGCCTCGACGGAGGAGAGCAAAACCCCACTAGGCTCTGCGAACGTCAGACGGATGTTATCAGAAAAACAAAGTGACGAGCTTGCGAGTCTCAATGTGAATTGACGGGGTTCACGGATAGCCCCTATGAGGGGGGGTAAGGGGGGGTGCAGAGACATGAAGAGGACAATATGGCTAAGATGCTAACACCGACCCAGAAGGCGCTTATAGAGGACGCAGGGGCTAACCTAACTGATAAGCAGAGAGCGTTTGTTGATGCACTGTTTCTTCCCAACACGACCCAGACAGAAGCAGCTGTGATCGCAGGATATGCAGCTAAGAGCGCACATGTTGCAGCCAGCAGAACTCTGCGGTTACCAGCAGTACAAGAGTATCTAAC